TTGTGACCGAATAAACTAAACTCAGAGAGTTAAGGTAATGGCACAGAGGTTGTACTCACTTTGACGATGACTAACCATCATTGAGGAGAACCAAAGTAACTTTTGGGTGTTAGGTACAAGGTAGAAAAAATCTGAGTCTGAAAGTTGTAGGTATTCGCAAATCCTGCATCCCCAAATTTTCATTTTTGGAAAGTATCCTTACAGAATTAAAGCGATGAGAAGGGTGTGTTTGTATTCCCTAACTTTCCAATTTATATAAAGGTGGTGAGGTCTTGTTACATATACCAGATGATTTATCCGATTGTCAAATAAAACTCATCACCTTTTTTTTAGCAAGAAATAATTGATTTTTTTATCAAAGTGTTATATTTATATTTGTCAAAGGTCATACCAATGACAATTAATAATTAACTAATTAAACATAAAACATAAGGAGAATATCGAATGGATATTAACGCAGTACGGAAGAGATTAGCTCAGTTACAAACAACTAATACTCGTACCACAAATCTATGGAAACCCCAGCCGGGTAAAACTCAAATCAGAATAGTACCTTACAAACTACAAAAAGACACTCCGTTTATTGAGCTGTTTTTTCATTATGACTTAGGTGGAAAGTCTTATCTTTCACCAACTTCATTTGGAAGACCTGACCCAATCGAAGAGTTTGCTGACAAGTTAAAGTCAAGTGGTAATCGTGAGGATTGGAGACTTGGTAAGAAGTTAGAAGCAAAACTCAGAACATTCGCACCAGTAGTGGTTCGTGGAGAAGAAGCACAAGGTGTTAAGTTTTGGGGTTTTGGTAAAACTGTTTATCAAGAATTACTCTCTATTATAGCAGATCCTGATTATGGTGATATCGCTGACCCATTAAATGGTCGTGATGTTGGAGTTGAGTTTTTAACCGCGGAAGAAACTGGAGCATCGTTTCCAAAAACAAACATTCGTGTTAAACCAAATCAAACACCAATCACAGAAGATAAAGCTCAACTTGAGAATATCTTGGATAACCAAAAAGACATCACCGAAGTTTATCAAGAATTATCTTATGATGAACTAAGTGAAGCTCTTAACACTTGGTTAAATCCTGAAAATGAGGAAGAGAGTTCAGAAGAAACTAAAGACGAATCAGTACCAGCATCAACTTTAAAAACAGCAGTTAGTACAACTGAAAATGTAAGTGATGCTTTTGATGACCTTTTTAATTCTTAATAGATAGGAGAACTCAATGTCCTTAGCAGTCAAAGACGAGCTGGCACAGGCTCTTGCTGATAATCTTAATAAGAACTTCAAGAACAATCGTGTCGCTTACTTTTTAGATGGAAGTGATTCCACTCCTACAGACATCAAGGAGTTTATATCAACTGGTTCATCTATCTTAGACTTAGCTATTTCCAATAGACCAAATGGTGGAATCGCCGTTGGTCGTATAACCGAAATCAACGGATTGGAAAGTAGTGGTAAGTCTTTGATAGGAACACACATATTAGCAGAAACTCAGAAGAAAGGTGGACTTGCAGTCTACATTGATACTGAGACTTCAGTTAGTCGTGAGTGGTTAGAAACAATTGGTATCGATGTACAAAACCTACTTTATCTTCATGTTGAAACCGTAGAGGATATTTTTGAGTGTATTGAAAATATAATCACAAAGGTTCGTGAAAGTGATAGAGATAGGTTAGTGACTATCTTGGTAGATAGTTTAGCAGCAGTTTCAACAAAAGTTGAGATGGAAGCTGACTATGACAAAGATGGATGGGCAACTTCTAAAGCCATTGTTATCTCAAAGGCTATGAGAAAGATTACCCAAATGGTAGGTAGAGAAAGAGTAGCTTTGGTATTTACAAACCAACTCAGACAAAAACTCGGAGTTATGTTTGGAGACCCGTGGACTACAAGTGGTGGTAAAGCATTACCATTTCACGCTTCTACTCGTATTCGATTAAAGAATATGGGACAGATTAAAGACACGAAGAAAAATACTTTAGGTATGAAAGCTCGAGCACAAATAATCAAGAACAGATTAGGGCCACCTCTAAGACACGCTGACTTTAACCTTTATTTCGATAGTGGTATTGATGATAAGGGAAGTTGGTTACAAGTTATGAAAGACCATAAGTTGGTCAAAGTAGCTGGAGCGTGGTACACTATTCAATTTGAAGGTAAGGACATTAAGTTCCAATCTAAAGACTTCAAAAAGGTATTGGATGAAAGACCTGAACTCGAAGAATACTTGTATGATAAAATATGTGAAGCATCAATCTTAAAATATCAAACCGAAGAGTTGGGTATTGATGATGTGGAATATACAGATGAAGTGGTCGGAGATGAGTAAAGGTCGATACATATCGATACTAAATGAAATAAAGAAAAACGGCGGTGATTCTTACTCCAATAATCCCAATGAGAAAGTACTGATAATAGATGGCTTAAATACCTTTATTAGAGTGTTTAGTGTTATACCAACTACCAATGATGATGGTATTCATGTTGGTGGAATAGTTGGTTTTCTGAAATCAGTTGGTTACGCAATTAAGATGTTAGCTCCTACTCGCACTATCATAGTTTTTGATGGTAAAGGTGGGAGTAACCGCCGCCGTAAACTTTATCCTGAGTATAAGGCAAAACGAACAACCAAAATCAGACTCAATCGAGTTAATGAATTCGAAAACATAGATGATGAACGGCATTCTATGTTGATGCAATTATCACGATGTGCTGAATATTTGGAAAAACTGCCCGTGAATATAATTTCAGTTGACAATGTCGAGGCAGATGATGTGATGGCTTATATCGCAAAACAGTTACTACCCAAGAGTAAAACAACAATCATGAGTACCGACAAAGATTTTTTACAATTGGTTAGTGACAGAATTTCGGTTTGGTCGCCGACAAAAAAGAAACTCTACAATCCTGAAAAAGTATTAGAAGAATACAAGGTTACATCTAAAAACTTATTGTTGAGTAGAATTTTTGAAGGTGACCAATCTGATAACATTAAGGGTGTTATGGGAATTGGAATGAAAACACTCTTAAAAAACTTTCCACAATTTGGTGATGATGTTAAGATAACTCGTGATGAAATTATAAAAGAGGCTCAAAAGAATAAAGGTAGTAGATTTTATGATTTAATCTTAGATAGTATCGATACAATACATTTGAATCATAGATTAATGCAACTTCAAGATGTTGACATTAGTGGAAACGCAAAATTAAAAGTAAACAAAATAGTAAATGGTGAGATACCTGAACTATCCAAACCGAACTTTCAAAAGATGTTCATAGAGGATAGGATGTATGGTGCCTTACCGAACATGGATAGTTGGATAATGCAGACTTGGACTAAATTGAACAGATTTGCAAAGATTAACAATGGGACGAAAGCGTAAATATCAAACAGAAGAAGAGAAACGAGAAGCTCAGAGAAAGTGGCAGATGGAACATTACGAGCGCAACAAAGATAAGATTTTGAAGAAGGCCCGTGATAATTACAAGAAGAAGAAACGAGAAAAGACAAGACAAAATAGAGGCAAGAGTATCTATGGTGACCAATAATGAGTGAACAAAACACCTTACTTAAATTCGGACACAAATTCCAAACTAAAATTATTTCATCCCTATTGGGTGAGAAGGTTTTTTTACAAACCATTTGTGATATATTAGAACCTGAATATTTTGATGCTGATTCCAATAAATGGATAGCACAAACCATCAGAGAATATTTCTTTGAGTACAAAACCTCACCAACACTTGAGGTGATGAAAGTTAAGATAGATGAGATAGAAAATGATATACTCAAAGTTGCTGTAGTTGATGGATTAAAAGAAAGTTGGAGATTGATTCAGAGTACAGACTTGAAATTTGTACAAGAACAAACCTTGGAGTTTTGTAGGAATCAAGTTATTAAGGCTGCTATATTAGAGAGTGTGGATTTGTTGGAAGTTGGACAATACGATGAGATAAAGAAGATGGTTGACGAAGCCATGAAGGCTGGTAGTGAACGAGATTTAGGACATGACTATATCGATGGTATTGAAGAAAGACTTACAAAATCCTCAAGAATAACCGTAAAAACAGGTTGGGATCCGATTGATGAACTGATGGATGGTGGATTAGGTGGTGGAGAACTCGGTGTTGTTGTGGCTCCAGCTGGTATTGGTAAGACTTGGTGTTTACAAAGTATGGGGGCAAGTGCAGTTAAACGAGGTTTGAATGTTGTTCATTATACATTAGAGTTAAACCAAAACTATGTTGGATTACGATACGATACTATAGTTAGTGGAGTACCGACAGCCAATATTAAGTTCTATCAAGAAGATGTGAAGAAAAAGATAGATGCTCTTAAAGGTACATTACTTATTAAATACTTTCCAACCAAAAGTGCTACAGTTCAAACTCTAGCCGCACACTTGAGTCAGATAGAAATACAAGGTACAAAACCTGATTTGGTATTGGTTGATTACGCTGACATCTTGAAGGGTATGGGTAGTGAAAAGAGGCATGTATTGGAAAATATCTATGAGGATTTAAGAGGATTAGCTGGTGAAATAGAATGTCCAATATGGACAGCCTCACAGGCTAATCGTAGTTCGTTGGAAGAGGAAGTGATTGACGCTACAAAAGTTGCAGAAGCTTACTCTAAAGTAATGATAGCAGATTTTGTTGTTTCGGTTAGTAGGAAGGTAGAAGATAAAATAGCAAACACAGGTAGATTTCATGTGATTAAAAATAGGTTCGGGCCAGATGGAGTTACTTATCCATCTCAAATAAATACCAATATTGGTAAAATTGAAGTGTTTGAATCTACTTCAAGTGGTGGTGTAGATGCTCAAGGTAAGATGGATAACTCACAAGAGTTTATGAGAAAAACACTAGCAGAAAAGAAAAAAATATTTGAAAAAGACCTCGATGGCTTCGAATAGAAAGGAATATATATTATATTTATCAAAGGTCGGGGTTATACGGCGTTATATATAAAAGATTAAGCAGAGGAGTAAAATGGAAAAATTTCAGTTATCGGATAATTTTATAAAAAAATATAAAAGAAAAAAGGCACCATTTGGTTTTAATGGTTTGGGTGAGTTAGTATACATGAGAACTTATTCGAGAATAAAAGACAATGGAAAAAATGAAAGATGGTGGGAGACCGTACAAAGAGTTGTAGAAGGTACTTACACTATGCAAAAGAATTGGATTGAATCACACCAATTAGGGTGGAATGCGTGGCAAGCTCAAAGAAGTGCTCAAGATATGTATGAGCGTATATTTACTATGAAGTTTCTGCCTCCTGGACGCGGTCTGTGGGCTATGGGTACACCAGTCACAGAGGAAAAAGGTTTATACGCCGCCCTAAACAATTGTGCATTTGTATCAACAAAGACACTCAAAGAAGACTATGCTAAACCATTTTGTTTCCTTATGGATGCTAGTATGTTGGGTGTAGGAGTTGGATTTGATACGAAAGGTGCTAACGAAATAGTAGTAAAGGGAGTGGACAAGGATAGAGACCCACAAACTTTTCAAATACCTGACACGAGAGAAGGTTGGGTAGAATCTGTTAAACTACTTTTGGAAAGTTACTTTCATGGTCAAGCACCAGTAGAGTTTGATTACTCTATAGTAAGACCAGCAGGAGTACCAATCAAAGGTTTTGGTGGTGTTTCGAGTGGTCCTGAACCATTACAAGAGGTTCACGAAAGTATCACTTCTGTTCTCGAAAGTAATAGTGGTGAACCAATTACAATAACAACAATCGTAGACATAATGAATTTGATTGGTAAATGTGTTGTGGCTGGTAATGTTAGAAGAACTGCTGAGATTGTATTTGGTGATGCTGACAATGAAGAATATTTAGATTTAAAGAATTATAAAGTAAATCCACATCGTGACCAATATGGTTGGACTTCAAACAATTCAATATTTGCTGAGTTAGGTATGGATTATACTGAAGCTTCTAAGAGAATTGTAGATAATGGAGAACCTGGTTTCGCGTGGTTAGACAATATGAGAAAATATTCTCGTATGAAGAATGGTGGAGACAACAAAGACCATAGAGCCATGGGTGGTAATCCTTGTTTAGAACAAACATTAGAAAGTTACGAACTATGTTGTTTGGTCGAAACTTTTCCTGATAATCACGATGACTTAGATGATTACAAAAGAACACTCAAGTATGCTTATCTTTACGCAAAATCAGTTACATTAGGTAAGACACATTGGAGTGATACAAACCGAGTAATGTTGAGAAACAGAAGAATCGGATGTAGTGTAAGTGGAGTAGCACAATTCATAACCAATCGTGGTATTGACACATTGAAGAATTGGTTAGAAGAGGGATACGATACAATACAAGAATGGGATGATATGTACTCTGATTGGTTTGCAATACCAAAGTCAATCAAAACCACATCGGTAAAACCAAGTGGTACGGTTTCATTATTAGCAGGAGCGACTCCAGGATTACATTACCCTGAGAGTCGTTTTTACATTAGGAGAATAAGAGTATCAAAGCATTCAGAATTATTAGAACCTATGAAAAGGGCAGGTTATAAGATAGAACCAGCTTTTGGTTCTGAAGATACAACAATGGTTGTTGAAGTTCCTGTTGATGTTGGAGAGGGTATTAGAACCGTAGGTGAGTTATCAATATGGGAACAATTCAGTTTAGCAGCTTTTATGCAAAGACATTGGGCAGATAACCAAGTCAGTTGTACCGTGACTTTCGATCCTGAAAAAGAAGCAAATGAAATACCACAAGTATTAAATTATTTTCAATATCACTTGAAAGGTATTTCATTATTACCACGACATGACTTAGGTGCATATAAACAAATGCCTTACGAGTCTATTGATGAAAAAGAGTACAATAAACAAGCAAAGAAACTCGGTAAGTTAAGTTTCGGAGTTATTAGTAACGAAGAAGCCAACATAGAAAAATTCTGTGATGGTGACTTTTGTGATGTAGAAGAAATTACACCAACTAATGACAATGAATAAAAAAAGCGGACAGGCAGACGACACACCTGTAGAAAAATGTGTCATTTCACAAACAAAACAAGGAGATTACTATGAACTATCGTAATCTAATCTTCGGTCTGATAATGTCAGTAGGGGTTGTCTTTGGGCAATCTGTTACTGGTTTTGTTGGAGTCGGAGAACAACCACTTGTTGGAGCAAATGTAATAATAGAAGGTACTGAACTCGGTGGAGTTACAGACGATGCTGGAAAGTTCGTTATCGAAACTGGCGAAGGTACTTTTGGTATTACTGCTTCATACATCGGTTATGTATCCCAAACTAAGACAATAAAAGTTGGGGACATAGTTGGGAGTGTTAGTTTCAATTTAGAAACTGATGTTGTTGCTCTCACGGCACTTGAAGTTTTGGCTTCAAGAGCGGATGAAACAACACCTGTGGCTTACACTAATGTTAGTAAAGAAGAAATGGAAGTGAGATTGGGTTCTCAAGACATTCCAATGATTCTTAACACGACACCAAGTGTATATGCTACACAACAAGGTGGTGGTGCGGGAGATGCCCGTATTAATGTTCGTGGATTCAATCAACGGAATGTTGCCGTAATGATTAATGGAGTTCCCCAAAATGATATGGAGAACGGATGGGTCTATTGGTCTAATTGGGATGGAGTAGGAGACGCTACTTCCTCAATTCAGATGCAAAGGGGACTATCAGCTGTTAATTTAGCAACACCTTCAATTGGTGGAACTATGAATATTATCACCGACCCAGCGACTCACGAGAAAGGTGGGAAGTTGAAACAAGAAGTCGGTGAGGGTGGGTTCTTAAAAACCACTTTGAATTATAACTCAGGTCTAATAAATGATAAACTAGCAGTAAGTGGAACGATTGTTCGTAAAACCGGAAATGGTTTTATAGATGGAACTTGGACAGATGCTTGGGCTTATTATTTAGGTACATCTTATGCTGTATCGGACAAACAACGATTTGAGTTATACGCAATAGGAGCACCACAACGACATGGACAGAACCTATACAAACAGAATATCGCTACCTACTCACAGCAGTTGGCTAAAGATATTGGGTTTGATGACGAAGGTAATGGCTACGACCCAGCAGCATTTGCTGAAGGTGAGAAGTTTGAAACCGAAGCTGGTAGGTTCTACAATCAGAATTGGGCACCTGTAGACCCATCATACAAAGGCCAACAATATTGGTATATGTATGGTGCTAAAACTACAGATAGGTTTAGTTCTGATTTCCTAAATGAAAGAGAAAACTTCTTTCATAAACCACTTGTGAATTTAAATCATTTTATCGATTTAAACGACCAAATGACTTTAAGCTCTGTAGCTTATTGGAGTGGTGGTAGTGGTGGTGGAACTGGTACTTACGGAAGTGTCAGTAGAAAACCTGCAGTTGAAGGAGAACCTTGGTACGCAAGTTCACCTTGGATGTGGGATTGGGATGGAGAGATT